CATATGCTACATCTGGAATTGGAACATTTGGGTGGGAAGAAAACTCAAATTATATTCCAGTTCCAGATGCTGTGATTGGAATAGAAAGAGTATTTAAATTAGATAATAGAACTATTACATCCAATTTATTCAATGTAAATTATCAGTTGTTCTTAAATGATATTTACTGGTTTAGCTCTACAGAACTCTTAAATTATTTTGTAACCAAAAGATACCTGGAAGATATTGATTGGATAGTAAACCCTCAGAGGCAAATAAGATTTAATAAGAGGCAAAATAGATTATACTTAGACATGAGTTGGGATACCCTGAAGGAAGATCAATATTTGATTATGGAATGCTATAGAATTTTAGATCCAACAGATTTTACTAAAGTATATAATGATTCATTCTTAAAAATGTATCTAACATCATTGATTAAAAAACAGTGGGGTCAAAATTTAATCAAATTTAATGGAGTTAAACTTCCTGGTGGTGTTGAACTCAACGGAAGACAAATATATGATGATGCAGTAAAAGAATTAGAAGATATAAGACAAAGAATGATGTCTGAGTATGAAACTGCCCCATTTGATATGATAGGATAATATGTTAAATCCATTTTTCATACAAGGAACTAGTTCTGAACAAGGTCTTGTTCAAGACCTAATCAACGAGCAGTTGAGAATGTATGGCATAGAAGTTTACTATATGCCAAGACAATACATAACCAAAGGAAAAGTAATTAGAGAAGTTTTGTTCTCTAAGTTCAATCATGCCTTTCCAATAGAAGCATATTTAGTAAACTATGAAGGATTTGATAATAATAGTATAGCACTATCTAAGTTTGGAATTAGAATTTCTGATGAAATGTCATTAGTCATTTCTAAAGAAAGATTTGAACTTTATATTGCAGAATTGGTAAAAGCAATACCAGATGTTCCTCAAACAAAAAGACCTAATGAGGGGGACTTACTTTATATCCCACTGTCTGACAGTGTGATGGAAATTAAGTATGTTGAAAATAGAAAGCCATTTTTCCAACTTCAAAAGAATTATGTTTATGAACTGAAATGTGAACTGTTTGAATATGAAGATGAGGATATTTCAACAGGAATTCTTGATCTTGATGACAACTTTAAAGATCTTGGATATGGTGCAGTAATTAAGGTTGCAGGATTGGGAGCAACTGCAACAGCATATACTGGAATTGTCACTGGTGGTGTTCAGTATGTTCAAATGATAAACAATGGTTCTAGATACACATCTGCTCCAAGAATCAGTGTTTCTGGAATTTCTTCAACAAAACCATCTTTTGTTGGAGTTTTAACTAGTTCTAGAAGATTAACTTCTGGATATAGTATTGAAAGAATTTTAATTGAAGATGCTGGAAGTGGATATAATCCTCTGAATCCTCCTACAGTCACATTTAGTGGTGGAGGAGGATCTGGTGCTAAGGCGATAGTTGGCATTGCAACTGCAGGTAGTATTGGGATAGTAACACTAACATATGCTGGACAAGGATATACAACTGTTCCATCAGTAACATTCTCATCTCCAGTTGGAGGAGGTATAACAGCTACTGCTCAGGCATTTATAAGTACTGCAGGAACTATATCCACCATTAGAATTACTAATGCTGGTTATGGATATACACAACCTCCAACAATTACAATTTCTGCAGGATCTTCTGTATCTGAAGGCAATTTTATCTTTGGCGAAGAAGTAACTGGTTCAATATCAAATGCAGTAGGAATTGTTAAATATTGGGATGAGGCAACTAAGACACTTAAAGTTTCTGGAATGGGAACTGATTTTGTTGTGGGAGATTTGATAGTTGGCGAAAATTCTAGTGCAACTTATAGAATATTATCCTATGATACTTATAAATTGGATGATGCATATGATGATGCTGATGAAATTCAACAAGAGGCAGATGATATTATAGATTTTACTGAAATAAACCCATTTGGTGAAGTTTAATCTAAATAATAAGATATCATAATTGTTTTTAATATGCTTGGCAATTATTTCTACCACAAAACCATAAGTAAAACTGTAGTTGCTTTTGGAACTCTATTTAATAATATTCAAATTAGACACAATGATAACAATGATAATCCGGTGTCTATATTAAAAGTTCCCCTTGCATATGGACCCATTCAAAAGTTTTTAGCAAGAGTTGAGCAAAATGCAAGTGGAGATAGAAAAATTGCTTTGACTCTTCCAAGAATGTCATTTGAAATGACTTCTATTGATTATGACCCAACCAGAAAAGGTTCAGTAATACAAACTTTTAAAGCATCTAAAGTTGAAGATGGGAAGGCAGTAAATAAAGTTTTTATGCCAGTTCCTTATAATATTGGGTTTGAACTCAATATTTTGGGGAAACTTCAAGATGATGTTTTGCAGATTGTAGAGCAAATACTTCCATATTTTCAACCATCATTTAATGTAACAGTAAATCTTGTCCCTGAAATTGGAGAAAAAAGAGATATCCCTATTGTTTTGAATAGAATTGGATTTAGAGATGATTATGAGGATAATTTCAATTCCAGAAGGTTGCTGTATTATACTTTGAATTTTACTGCAAAAACTTATCTCTTTAATGAAGTTCCTGAAGATAGTCAAGGTCTCATTAAGAAAGTTCAGGTTGATTATGCAACAAATGCAATTATCAATGCTAAGAGGGAAGTCAGATATACAGTTACACCTAAAGCACTTCAAGACTATAATGGTGATGGTGTCATAGATTCTACTGATGATGAATTGATTCCATTTGGAGATGACTTTGGGTTCAATGACGAAATAGTAGATTTCCAAGACTTTAAGACATATAGCAATTCACAAGGAACTGATGTAGATATTTGATTATGAATGATAAAAACTTTAAAGAAATTGAACAGGCTCTAGACATAGAAACAAAATTGGTTCCTGCAGATCCAGTGGAAATTGAATCTAAACCAGTTCCAAATGATCCCCAAAAGGATTATGAATATAGTAGAGGGCAACTTTATAACCTTATAGAAAAAGGTCAGCAAGCTATTGATGGAATTCTAGAAGTAGCAGATAGTTCAAATCATCCAAGAGCATATGAAGTTGCAGGTCAACTAATTAAATCTGTGGGGGATGTGACAGATAAATTATTGGATCTTCAAAAGAAGATGAAAGATTTAGATGCTCCTCAGAAAAATGGTCCAACAACTGTTAATAATGCTTTGTTTGTAGGTTCTACTGCAGAATTATCCAAACTCCTAAAGCAAGGATTACTAAATAATAACGAAGAATAGTATAATCAATAGGATGAAAGATCCAAAAGGTCCTGTTAAGGCATATAAATCACCAGAGGAACTTGCAAAAAAGCATAAAGTTTCTTTGGATAAAATTATGAAGCAGGTAAAAATTGGAACTAAAGTTGAGGGAGAGCACACTACAAGCAAAGGGGATGCTAGAATTACAGCATTGCAGCATGTAGATGAACTTCCAGATTACTATACAAGACTTAAGAAAGTGGAAAAGAAAGGTCCTATGAAAGAAGAAACTACTGCAGAAAAGCAATACAAAGAAGATACTAAATATTGCCTTCTTTGTAGAAAGAACGAACATAGAGAAGAGTGTTCTTGGGGACCATCAATGTGGGACAGATATACCATTGCAAAAATTCATCCCACAAATGAATCAAAGATTCAGGAAGATCATAAAGAAATTTCTAGTGGGAAGAAGAAAGATGATGAAGGATATATGGCAAAAATTGAATTTGATCAAATTGAAAGATCAGTTAGTATTCTAAGAAGACTAATTAAGAAACCAGATCAACAATTGCCAGCTTGGGTACAATCAAAAATTACTAGAGCAGCAGATTTTATTGATACTGCAGCAGAATATATGTCTAGTGATGAAGAGGTATCTGAAGGAAAAACATACTCTGAGTTTATGACTGAAGTTGCTGCTTGGCAACGTAAAGAGGGGAAAAGTGCTTCAGGTGGTCTCAATGAGAAAGGAAGAAAATCCTATGAAAGGGAGAATCCTGGAAGCGACCTTAAGGCACCTTCAAAGAAGGTTGGAAATCCCCGCAGGGCGTCATTTTGTGCCAGAATGAAGGGCATGAAAGCAAAATTAACTTCTGCTAAGACTGCTAGAGATCCAGATTCAAGAATCAATAAATCATTAAGAGCTTGGAATTGCTGATAAATTATGAGTGATAATGTTTATCTTGGTAATCCTCTTCTAAAGAAAGCCAATACACCTATTCAGTTTACAGAAGAGCAGATTTTAGAATTTGTCAAATGTAAGAATGATCCAGTTTATTTTGCAAAAAATTATGTCCAGATTGTTACCCTGGATCATGGTTTACAATTATTCAAACCATACCATTTTCAAGAGAAATTAATTAGTAATTTCCATAACAATAGATTCAACATTTGTAAGATGCCTAGACAGACAGGCAAATCTACAACTGTTGTTTCCTATTTGCTCCACTATGCAATTTTTAATGATAATGTAAATATTGCTATTCTTGCCAACAAAGCATCTACTGCTAGAGACTTGTTATCAAGATTACAAA